TTGGCACTGTTACCTTTACTAAGGCTAATGGTGATGAACGTATTATGCGCTGCACTCTACAGGAATCTGTGCTTCCCAAGCAGACCGANNTNGAAGAAGCNNTTCAGAAAAAGNNTCNTACTGATTCGCTGGCNGTATGGGACCTNGANAAGAATNCNTGGCGTTCTTTTCGCTATGATACTGTAATTTCAGTAAAATTTGAGGGTTGACAAATACCTTGATATATCGTATAATGAGATATATTGACAAGGAGTGATTATGTATAAACTTAAGGTACCTGTTGCTGAGTCGAAGTTCGTCGGTGTAGAGCCTATCTGGGCCGATAGTTACGAACCGGTAAACTATCAAAGCGAATTTGGCAATGCTCTTAACTGGTATAACTACATCGTAGATGCCAAAGACTGTCGCGCTTTTCTTACTGATTGGTTCAAAGCCGATAAGGAGAAGCTAAAGGCTGTCAGTCAGGTACCAGATAAGTTTCTACCTCGAACCTATGCCAACACGGCTCGAATTGCCATGCGCGGCTTTCCAGTGAGCGAGGTTCACCAGAACCGCATCTGGGAAAAGATACAAGAAGTGGCAAACAAGCGCATCAAGTCAGATGACGATGATGAGCCTGCTGCCGCGCCTGTGATCAAGGTAGTCAAGCCCGTTAAACTGGCTTCTACCTATATCTCTTGTCTTGTCAACGACGAAATCGAAAATCTTATTGTTGGCGAAGACAATAAGAACATGGCTCAAATTCTAATGCCATATAAGATGAATGATAAGCAGTATGCAGCCTGCGCCGATAAGCTACAGCCTCTTCTGGCAGAATATTCAGAAGTGCTAGAACTTCGTCGAACCGATCGAAAGACTTTGACCGAAGAACAGATAGAGTTTATGGATTCTTTCCCGTTCCCTGGTATCACACTCATCAAGAAGATTGTCCAGCTTATCGAAGGTTATGTCAATGACCTCAAGAAGGCTTACGTTAGTAAGCAAGTTGCTAAAGTTCGCAGTAAGAAGCCCAAAGATAAAACTAAACTGGTACGGGCTGTCAAGTTCTTGGCAGAAGACCCTAAGTTTGGCAAGAGCGTTGACCCCATCAATCTTCTTAACTGTAGTGAAGTCTGGGCGTTCGATACAAAGACCCGCAAGATTTCCAAGTATTATAGTCCAGTCGGTGGCGGCATCACTGTAAAAGGTGCATCTCTCGTGGGTTATGATGAGGCCATGTCCAGTTGCAAATTGCTTCGAAAGCCAGAAGAACAGATTCCTGCATTTTCTGCGACCGCTAAAAAAGACTTGACAAAATGGTATTCTTCTGTTAAAAGTAAGAATGCGAATGTGCGCCCTCGACTCACGGCAACAACTTTAATTTTGAAAGTCTTTTAATGTCAGATAATGATAACATTACATATCTTCGACCTCGTTCGGCGCCGCCCACGAAAGAAGATTTGGAATCCTTTAATTATTTTCTTGAGGGTGCTACTGAATATGCTGCATATCAGGAAGCTGAGGCTTTTGCCGCTGCTTGTATAAACGGCATTTTAAGAGCCGCAGATAAGAAGCTAGGTAAGCTGGAAGACAACGTTAATGGTGACGCCGCCGTGATTGCTGTTATGATTCAGGGTATGTTTATGCGTCAAGCTGGCGTTCATTGTCCAGAAATCAATCTGTTGGATGACATTCGCGAAATCTTAAATAAAACTGGAGTGAGCGAATGATTGTAGTAGATTTTAATCAGGTAGCAATTAGCAACATGATGGTAGAACTTGGTGGTCGGCGTGATGTAGAGGTCAATGTACCTCTGATACGCCATATGATTATCAATTCAATACGTTCATATAAGCGCAAGTTCGGCAACGAATTTGGTGAGATTGTTATTGCATGTGATAATCGCCATTACTGGCGCCGCCAGTTCTTTCCTAACTACAAAGCTAATCGTAAGAAGAGCCGCGCAGATAGTGGGTTTGATTGGAATTCTATCTTCGAAGCCCTACATCAAGTTCGTGCAGAATTGTCAGAACACTTTCCGTATCCTGTCATCGATGTTGACGGTGCAGAAGCAGATGATGTAATAGGTGTTTTGGCTGAATATAGTCAGACTTCGAACACTGATGGTCTTCTGCCTAGTGCAGAGCCGTTTCTCGTGCTTTCGGGCGACCATGACTTCAATCAGTTACAGAAGTGGTCGAACGTCAAGCAGTATGCTCCTGTTCAAAAAAAGTTTGTTAAGATAACAGAGTCTCCTAGTGCTGTTCTTATGGAACACATTATCATGGGTGATAAGGGTGATGGTGTTCCCAACATTCTATCAGATGATGATACGTTTGTCACTGGTTCACGCCAGCGTCCCATGAAGAAGGATAAGGTTGCAGAGTGGAAGCACCAGAAGCCAGAAGACTTCATCACCAGTGATGAAATGTGGCGCAACTTCCAGCGTAATCGTGAACTTGTAGACCTGTCGCGTATTCCTGAAGACATCAAAAATGATGTTATAGATAGTTACGAGAAGCAGAAAGGTGGAGACCGCAGCGGTCTTCTAAACTACTTTATTGCAAATCGTATGAAGCAGATGATTGACCTGATAGATGAATTTTAATAATTCCAATGAAAGAGAATTGGCATGGCAACAAGATTAGAACCTAAAAAGTTTAAGTATATCAATGAAGCCCTAGATTGGGTAACAGAGGTAAAGGACGTAGACGAATTGCGCGAACGAGTTCGGGCAGTCTCTCTTGGCAACTCTATTTTTATGCGTTTCCTAGCTTGGGGCGTAGGATATGAACAGGGACCATATAATCTACCTGATGGTAAGACCCCCATTAAGAATGAGGGACTACCATCTGGTATGTCTGACACCACTATCACAATGGAATTTAGACGCATTCTAACTCTTCTTCCTAATGGCAGCGCAGCAAATGTCGCTCAGTGGCGCCGAGAAGAAATCTGGATGCAGATTTGCCAGGGTGTTCATCCTGACGAACAAGTTCTTTTGGATGCAGCAAAAGATAAGACAATACTGGATGTTTATCCTGCTCTTGCCGATGTGCTAGATAGTTTTCTTACTGGTTGGAAAAAGCCCGAGGTTAAGAAGAAGAAGGTATCAAAAAAGTCAGAACCACTCTCGGAATAATTCGTGATAAATTTACTTTTATACGCGGGTTGCGCAAGAGCGGGAAGCACGTGGTTGTATGGGGAGTTAAACGGCCGTGGGGACTGTGATCTATCTAGCATAAAAGAATATTTTCTTTTTATGGANGGGTTCACGCTGAATCCTGANTTTGATAAATCNAGTTTCTTTGACCATTATAGAAAACTGGCAGAAAATCCCGAGGTTAAACTTCTAGGTGAAATGACTCCGTGTAATGGTTTTGCAACGATAGAACAACTTCAAGAGTTTGCACTGAAGGCAACCTTGTATGAATTCAAAGTCCTACCGGTAATTATTCTCCGCGATCCAATAAATCAGAAAATTTCAGAAACAAAATTGGATGTAATCGTTAAGTTGTCTCAGGACTCTAACGAAAACATGGCTGATACATTTAAAAGATATCGACAAAATACTTCAAGTGATGTTCCTTTTACGCTAGATGATGTATTGAACATTCCGGTTCCATTTGAATCTCGATTGTTAAATTGGGAAAAAACGATAGACAATTATCGTCAAGTCTTTGGAAATATTTTTATCGGATTTTATGAGACACTTTTCACAGAAAAAAGTATGATGCAATTGTGTCAGTATTTGCAAATTCCTTATACTGATTTCAATTTTACTAGAGTGGCAAACAAATTGTTAGATGTGGACGAGTTTACAGACGAAGAGAAACAAATGATATACGATACTATTCCTCACTGTAAGCAAAATTATGAATATGCGATAGAAAACTTCGGTAATGACTTCATCGAAAGTATCTGGTGGACTCCTAATAAATAGAAGTTCTCTCCACTATCTAGGGAAATACTTTGATGGGTCAAATACTGGAACATAAGCACCTAATCATCCGTGCCGAACTTAAAAATCCGCCTAAGTGCGCAGAAGCCATTCAGGACTGGATGAAACTTTTGGTTGATAAGATTGATATGAAGATTCTTATGGGTCCTTATGCGGTTTATTCTGATATGGTAGGCAATCAAGGTTTGACAGCGGTAACTATTATCGAAACCAGCCATATTGCCATGCATGTCTGGGATGAAGTAGATCCTGCTTTGATGCAACTGGATGTCTATACTTGTTCAAAGCTGAATGTTGATGATGTATTTCTGGCTCTAAGTGATTTTATGCCGGTAAATGTTGAATTTAAATATATTGACCGCGAACATGACTTGACATTACTGGATAAAGGTGTTATAAGTGAGATACTTCCTCTTTAAACACAAAGGCGAAATCTGGTTAGTCAAGGACCCGGAACAGGTACCAAAGCCCAGAGAACTTTTGCTGCAAAACTCTAATATCGAATATATCAGAGAAAAAGCAGAAAGTTTAAAAAAGGGATTGACATTTAGGGACAAAGTTGCTAGAAAGAAGATACCAAATCTTACAACAGAGCATAAACTAAAGATTGCTCTAGCGTTAAGTGGAAGCAACAACCCCAATTGGGGTGGTTTGAAAGAAGAAACAAAGGCCAAAATTCGGCGCAAGATGCGAGGAACAA